CAAAGAGCGGGACAGGGGCTTGTAGTCCCGTTCCCATCAGCGAAGCGGTGTTGCTTCGCTGACCTTTTCTTTATCCCATAAGCTGACGGATAAGTAAAGTTTAGGGGCCAATGCGCGCGGGCGCGCGGGCGCGAGCGGTAGGGGGGAGGGGGGCACATGGACTGGCCAAACGGAGGCCCCCCCATAGTGTAGTAAACCGCTCAAACCAAAGCCCCTAAAAACCAACGTGTAAAGTTAGCAGGTTAGCAGATTTGCTAACCTAGCAAACCCCCTTGTGCCTACACTTCAAAACAGCTAGCCTCCCCTAATGGACAGTCTCCCGCTACACCTGACCAAGTGGACCGACCGCCTCGCGTTCGATGTCGCGCTATGCCTTGAGGGTAGTGGTGACACGCTGGATGAAATCAAGACGCGGCATAAGATCGACGCCAATGCCCTGCTGGCCTTCAACAAGGACAGCATCTTCCTCAAACGTGTCGAGACATACCGCGACGAGGTGCGTGAAAAAGGTCTGTCGTTCCGGCTCAAAGCGCGTGCACAAGCGGAAGAACTCCTGACAACAAGTTACATGTTGATTCACGACCCGGCGGTATCCCCTGCGGTCAAGGCTGATCTCATCAAATCAACGGTAAAGTGGGCTGGACTGGAGCCAAAGGGCACAGAAGACCAGACGGCCAACACTGGTGGCGTCAAGATCATGATCAATCTGGGGACATCGCCCGCCGATATGCGGGTCATCGACGCCTCGCCTCGGGTTATCGAGAGCAGCGGTGACGATTTTGACTACGACTGAGGAATATGAGGGGTACAAATGCTACCGCGTGGCCACAGCAGAGGCGGCAAAGCTACTAGAGGCTGGGCTGACTGCCACTGGACGGTCGTTCAAGACCAAAATCAACATAACCAAGCGCCGTGGACGGGAGTTCCTCGTCCTTTTGCTGGATAGATGACATGGGCTATCCCGGTAATAGGTGGGTAACCCTCGTAGTGAACGAGCCGGGGCGCTATCACGCCCATATTATGCCGAGGGACGATGTCACGGACCACGAACCGTTCCCCGACTGCTGGTGCGAACCCGTTGCAGACCCGTATGAGCACGATATCTACATCCATAACGCACTAGACGGTCGCGAGCAGCGTGAGATGGAAAGAATGAGGCCCTGATGGCACTTCAGATCAACTATACGCCACCGCCTACGGGCAAACTGTTCATGGAAAGTGACGCCAAGATGCGGACCCTGATGGGTCCTGTTGGGTCAGGCAAGTCAGTGACCTGTTCGTTCGAGATCATCCGGCGGGCGTCGATGCAGAAGCCCGATGACCGGGGGGTGCGGCGCACTCGGGCAGTTGTCGTCCGCGAAACGGCGCGGCAGCTTGAGGATACGACGATCAAGACGTTCCTCGACTGGTTCCCACCGGGTCAGTGCGGGGTCTGGATGCGGACGAAGAAGACCTACTTCTTCAAGGTCGGGGATGTGGAGTGCGAGATCATGTTCCGGGCGCTCGATGACGCCGATGACGTGGCCAACCTCAACTCGCTGGAACTTACCTTTGCGTGGTTCAACGAGTGCCGGGATATCCACCCAGATATCGTTGACGCCATGTCCAAACGTATCGGGCGATTCCCGTCGGCCAAGGACGGCGGTCCCTCGTGGCATGGGATGTGGGGCGATACCAACCCGCCGACTATGGACACATGGTGGTATTACCAGATGGAGAAGCTGGACCCCAAGGACGCAGTCAGCGCCAACGACAATGGCTGGGATGTGTTCAAGCAGCCCTCGGGGCGCAGTCCCTATGCCGAGAATATCGAGAACCTGCCGGACGGGTACTACGATACGCAGGGTCGGTCGGAGGAGTATGTCAGGGTCTTCATCGACGGTGAGTACGGCCTGTCAAGCGCCGGACAGCCGGTGTACAAATACTTCCGCCCTGACTACCACATGGCCAAGCAGCCCATACGTGGTATTACCAACGGGCTACGGCCCATAATCGTCGGTATGGACTTGGGTCTGACACCTGCGGCAGTCATCGGACAGCAAGACCCGAGGGGGCGGATGCTCGTACTCGCCGAGGCAGCGAGCTTCGACATGGGTGTTCAGCGGTTTGTCCGGACGATACTCAAGCCGCTGCTCTATGAGAAGTTCAGCGGTGCCCCGGTGCTGATCGTAACCGATCCTGCGGGTACGCAGCGGGCGCAGACCGACGAGCGCAGCGCCGTGGACATCATCAAGGCTGAGGGGTTCAAGGTCATTGCGGCCAAGACCAACAACGTCTCGGCGCGGATCAACGCGGTCGATGAGTATCTGATGCGGCAGGTGGACGGTGACCCGGGGTTCCTGCTCGACCCGCGATGCACTGCACTCAAGGCAGCGATGATGGGTGGGTATAGATATAAGCCGAAAGCTGATGGGGTCATCGATAAGAACAAGCACTCACATATCGCTGAGGCGTTGCAGTATCTGGCGCTCCACATGCACAGCGGCGGTGAGGCGGGGCAACTCGCTGAGCGGCGTGAAATCAAGCAGGTTGCAGCAGGTGGTTGGACGTGATACACCGGCACGGTGATACCACTGGAGATCGTGATGCCGGGTAAAATGCCGCCGATTGGCGCTAGTGTTGAGAGCGCCAAGCGAATGGAGAAACTGAACCTTGCTGAAGAGAAGGCCATGGGTCTTCCAGCAAAGCCAAAGGCACCGGCAAAGGCACCGGCAAAGGCACCGGCAAAGGTGCTGTCGTCGTCAGGTACCGGCTACGGATCGTTTAAGAAGTAATCTCTTCCCGATGTTCCTCCCCCAGACTGGCCCTCGGAGTGTAGTTCGCTATGACTCCGAGGGCTTTTTTGTTTGTGTGTTGCACACACAGACACACCGTGCTAAATTACCCAGAACATGTCTTGTTTAGGTGGTTGAGTGGCAGGTCTTACCTTCCTTCGCGTAGTCGGGAATGACGAACTTGTTCGTCAGGAGAAGGAAGCTACTGATCGCGCGCTTCAAGAGCGCCAGAATCAGCCGCTTATACTGGGGCTAACCGGCTACCTACGACAGTGCTGGGATGTGGCTGAGATGGCCAAGCGTCCTATTGAGCAGATCATGCTCACAGCCATGCGCCAGCGCAATGGTGAGTATGAGGCCGATAAGCTCCAGCAGATCAGAGGGCAGGGCGGCTCTGAGCTTTACATGATGATCACCGAGGTGAAGTGCAGGGCAGCGGAAAGCTGGCTGCGTGACATCCTGCTCGACAACGGGTCGCCCCCGTGGGACCTGAACGCAACACCCATCCCTGATCTCTCGCCGACACAGTCCCGTGAGGTGCAGAACAACTTTGCAGAGCGCGTTCTGGAGATCGTGCAGACTACGGGGCAGGCTCCATCTCAGGCAAAGATGTCTGAGCTAAAGGAGATGATCTCGCAGGATTACCGCTTTGAGATACTCCGGCAGGCGCAGAACCGCGCCGACCAGATGAAGACGAAGATTCAGGACCAGTTTGCGCAAGGTGGCTGGGGAACGGCGTTCAACGATTTCATCACTGATCTCGTTACGTTCCCGGCGGCGTTCGTCAAAGGTCCGATTGTGAGGCGGCAGCGGGCGCTAGGATGGAAGACCTCGCCCGATGGTCGCACCACAGTAGAGCCGATTGAACGGCTTGGTCCTGAATACGAGCGCGTCGATCCGTTTCGCATGTACCCTGAGCCGGGTATCAGTACCATCAACGAAGGGTATCTGTTCGAGCATCACCGGCTTTCGCGGACTTCGCTGTCTGATCTTATCGGTGTGCCCGGGTACGACGAAGACGCCATCCGCAAGGTTCTTGAGATTGGCAACGGCCAGTCGTGGATCAATGAAGACGTTGAACTCCAGAAGGACGAGGAAGAGCGCAAGTTTTACAGCTACATGCGCCCGACGACTGAGTACGATGCGCTGGAGTTTTGGGGTAAAGTCAGCGGTAAGATGCTCATCGAATGGGGCATGACTACAGACGACGTGCCTGATTCAGCACGGGAGTACGATGCCAATGTCTGGATCGTGGGCAACTACGTCATCAAGGCAGTGCTGAACTACGACCCGCTGGGCGAGAAGCCCTACGCCAAGACGAGCTTCATCAAGTGCCCCGGCGCGTTCTGGGGTAAGGGTATCCCTGAGATCATCGAAGACCTTCAAGGTGTGTGCAACGCTGCTGCTCGCGCACTGGTCAATAACATGGGCATTGCCTCGGGTCCGCAGGTCGAGGTCAACCTTGAACGCATCCCGGCAAACGAGGATATCACTCAGCTTTCACCGTGGAAAATCTGGCAGACTATCAACGATCCTGTTGGGTCGTCGGCTCCGGCTATCCGGTTCACGCAGCCTGACTCTCGGGCTACTGAGTTGATGGGAGTCTACGAGAAGTTCTCACGCCTTGCCGATGACCACTCGGGCATCCCAGCGTATGTCTACGGTGACCTGAACGTACAGGGCGCTGGCCGCACATCATCGGGCCTGTCCATGCTTATGGGCGCGGCAGGTAAGGGTATCCGGCAGGTAGTCATGCACATCGATACTGATGTCGTGAAGCCCATTGTCGAGCGTCAGTTCGTCTACAACATGCGCTACGACGACGACGAAAGCATCAAGGGCGACGTTCAGGTTATGGCGAAGGGTGCCATCAACCTCGCGGTCAAGGAGACCGTCAACGTCCGCCGCATCGAGTTCCTCAACGCAACCGCCAATGAGTTCGATATGGGCATCATTGGAGTGGATGGCCGTGCCGCGATCCTTCGCGAGATAGCCAAAGGGTTGCAAATGCCCGTGGACGATGTCGTCCCATCCCGGGAGAAGTTCGCCTACAACCAGCAACAGACGGC